GAGAAATCATATAGGTATTTGACCCAATAGGAATAATATCAGCTGTAGCACAACCAGTAAGCAATATAACAACACATAAAGAGCCAAATAACTTTTTCATATTTATTGAATAGCCTTTTCAAAATCAATTGGATTCAAACCATCAAGGCCTTCGCCACTTTCCCACCACTGGCTACGGCCTTGCTTTTGCATCTTTCTCTTATACTTCTGTTGATAGTCTGGTGCAATCATATTTTGAATATCATCAAACATTAAACGGTTCATAGCGGTTTTTGTATACCAAAGATTTTGACCGGGTATTTTTGATTTTGCCAACATATACATTTGGTTGGTTTTGCTTGTGACATCCTTGCCATTCAAAATCTGATTGGCTGTTCCACTTGTGAGCTGGGCTAGCTTAACCATATCGCCACCCATCGGGCCCAGTAAAAAATCTCGCCCATCACGACCAGATGTATCTGCACCAGCAGCAACAATATCACCCAGTAAGGTCATACCACCGCCTTTCATTGCAGCCTTAGTCATAAAACTTAAAGCCACATCAGGATCATCATCATCCCACATAGGTAAAGGATTATTGCCATTTGCTATTTCACCTAATTGCAAAGATAAGGCGCCCATAGCACTCATCCCAAGGGCAAGAGGAATCATATACGTGTATGGCGTGGGTGAAAGTGCTCCATCACGCAACGCACGTGTCCCATGCCGCATAAGGAAAGTTACGGGGAACGATTTAAACTGCATCATTCCGCGTCCAAAAAACCCTAAAATTTCACCGCCATGAGTTTTACCATACAGCCTTGTACGCTCACGTAATCCAGATTCAATTACTGCCATACCCTGCTCATCCAGAACATGGGAAAAGTATTTTTTAACGGCTTGGTTTTTTACTTCAGTTGGGTTGCCTAGATGTTTTATCTGATCATCTGGGATATTCAAAATAGATTGAGTGGTCATCAGTGGATTCCCTGATCCATCCTTCATTGGCTCTGCTAGGCCCATTACCTCCCATGTACGTTCATCCAGGCCAACAGCTTTTAAAAAACTCTGATCTTTTGCATCCAGTTGCCCCCATTTTTTTTCTTTGGGCAAATTGGCGTATTTATTCATTAAGGTTTTTGACCAAGCCGCCTTAGTTGCTCGTGTCCAAGCATTTAAGAGTGATGCGCGCATAATGGTGGAGGCAGCGGTATTGGATACACGTGCGACCTGACTGGCACGATCGTAAACACTGGTCAGGTCTTCAGCTGCAAAACGACCTAATGATGATGTTATTTCATCAACAGCAATGCCCATGCTAAATGACAGCTCTCTATCCTTAGGATTAAATGGATTTAGTTCACCAGCCAAATTTCCCATTAACTTAGCCACAGAAAGATTATGCATGCGTGCTAATTTAATCATTGGCGCGATATCTGAAAAAGATGCCAGTAAAGCAGAACCAAGCATAGTAGAGACATTCCAAGCACGATACGCTACCCCAAAGGAGTTTAAGGCCTCAATACCATGATTCATTTCACGATTGGCAAATACGTCATACATTGTGGTGGCACGTCGTATGCCATCAGTTAGCGCATTCGTTTTAATTCCATTTGCACCATCAATTCGTTTAGCTTCTTGCGCTAAAATTTCAAAAGCGCGGTTTGGATTACTTCCGAACTTTTCAACTAATGCAATATTTTTAGCCATGGTATCAATATGAGAATCAATTAAATCAACGAATGGAAGCGCACCATATTTTTGTTGCATCTCAAGCCATGCATCTGCATTTTTCCAGTGCAACACACGAGACTGACTCATTCGATTTGTAACCTTTCCACCACCTTGCACAACCTCTCCAACATTTAGCTTATTTAAGCCATCTGTTGTGATTGACTCAAATGAATAGCTGATCATCTCCTTGATCTGGTCATTGGTTAATGGATTACCATCAACATCCACATACTTTGAACGATCGATATTTTTAAGAGCATCATCTAGCCACTGCTGTACCCCAGCATCTTTTAATTTATCCCCCTCCCAAATAGTATTAAATCCAAAATCATCTCCCAAATCACCAATATCACCACCAGCGGCATTAAACCGTACACGAAGGTCGTCATACATTTTTCCAAGTTCAGTTGCTATTTGTTTTGCAACACTGTTACCCGTATCTTCTCCAAAACGTTCACGGGCTACGTCTTTCATCAAATTGTTGTCAGTCCAAATCCCTAAAGCACCTTTGATCTTAGTGTAGAAATTCCACATATGACGCTTTGTTTCATTAGCAATCACTTTGTACTCTGAGTTCAAAGATGTGATACCAGACATGTCACCATTATGAGCAATCATCCGGTCTAAATTTTGATTTGCAGCAAGCCCGGGTGTCTTTAAGATTTCTAAACCTTGACTTCGTTTAATAATATCTTTGGCCAAAATCTGTTTTTTTCGTGCTAAATCACTTTGAATATCTTTAGCAACTTGCTCACTGGCTGCTGTCAGCTTGTCGATCTGACTCATATTGCGCCATTTATCTCGATCTTGACGTGCAAGATTAGTCATTGCCTTTGTTACGCGCTGATCAATTTTAGTAGCTTCTTGCTGACTTAATTTTGGTTTGCCAAGTGCTTTGGCTACAGCTGCTTTGCATTGGTCTTTCATAAAAAAATGCCCAGATAATTTTAGTCATCTGAGCATTAATTATGCTGCGGTTTGTTGTGTGCTTAATTATGTCCCGTACTGCAAGAAACAGTTAATTGCAGCTTGTGATGCAACAATGTCCATATCTGCTAATTCAGTTTCTTTTTTTAGTTGCTCTAATACATTTGAAGCTTTGGTTGTAGCTGATAGTTCATTGCCTGCTGGATCTTCAATGAATGTTGCTATATCCATATCTGGATTATCTTTTAAGATTTGCATTGCGATAATTTGCTCTGGTGTATCACCAAACAACGATCCTTGTCGCGGGTCGCCTTTTGCCTCAACTTCATCAATTTTAGATTGCACATAATCTGATATTGCTTTTGTACTGCGTTTATTTTGGTCAAAGACATTTAAAAATTCACGTGCGCCAATGGAAAGCTCGTCAGGGATCAATTGACCTTGGTTTAAATAATCCTCAACCTTCACGCCACTGGCCTTTAAATCGCTAAGTTTCTGCGCGGCTTGAGCTAAATCTTTAGCGATATCGTTAGCATGGCGTCCACCTTGTTTAACTAGGTCACCTAATTGCAAAAGTTGTGAAGCAACACGCATAAGAGCGTTCAGCACATTTTTGCTTTCATCATCAAGATTTTCAGATAGTCGGGTAACAAGATTGGAATCATCATAAGTATTTTGCATGATTGTAGATTCAATAAGACGCTTACCATCTTGGCTTAATTGATGGCCATCTTTAGTGATTAACGATCCGCGTTCGGCATCAGGAATACTTTGAAGAAATTGTTTTACAAAGTCATTTGACTGATCAAGGTTAATACTACCGTCATGATTAATTTTTAGTAAACCTGTATCAGGTAAATTGGTATTTCGTGCACGCTCAGTTGCACTATATGCTGCAACATCAGGTTGATTGGCTACACGTGCAAATTCAGCACGATCTGTATCAGATAATCGCTTTCTAGTTAGAACTGGTTGCTTTATACCAGAAATATCAATTCCATTGTCTTGGGCATACTGTTCAACATAAGCCCGATAATTATCTGCCTTGCCTGTTTCGTATGCCTTACTGATCGCCAAAGCCCGGCCATTACCTGATTCAACGACATTATCTAAGCCAGTGATTGGTGCACCATCCGAAACACGGTGACTACCTCCAAGTAACTCAGATCGTAAATTATTGGCAATATTATCAATCTGCATCTGTGATGCTGCACTAGACCTATCTCGCGGCTGGAGTTCCTGAGGATACATTGAGTTTAATGCGCCATTTATCTCGTTTGAAACGATTAAGCTAGATAAGTCCTCAATCTCAGTAAGTAGCTCATATGAATTACCATTAGCATCATATGCAGTGCTAAGACGCTCAGACCCTGCGCCTCCATAACGAGCACCCACACTGTTCCACTTTTGTTCCCATTTCGATATAGCTTGACCAACAGTCATACCAGCCATGCGATTATTGTTTACGATCGCATTGGCATTTTTTTTATCATAGCTACGAACAATATCAATGAGCCGTGCATTTGGGTCAGCTTGTAAAATCTTTACTGCTCCAGCTGGTCCAAGTAGATGACCTAAATATTGCTCATGTGCTACTGGTTCCCGACCCAGCTTTTTAGCGATATAGGAATTGGCCTCTTTCATGTGCAGTAAACCAACGCGGATTTGCTCGTTTAGGTCCTTACGATCACCACCACCTAGTCTCTTCCATGAAGAATCAATCACCTGAAGGATGCCATTTGCCGAAGATGTTGTGTTTTGTGCAGAAGCGGAAAAATTTGCACCACTTTCAAGGTGAGCAATAGTTAGTGCATCACTTGGATTGATACCCGCTTGCTCTGCCTTCTCAGCCAAAAGTTGACCGTTACTATTTAGGATTGTCTTGTTTAGTACGGGTTTTGCTGTAGGTTCAGGAATGTCAGGATACGGAACATTGATAGGCTGTTTATTCAAAAGTTGATGCTCAACAGCATTTCTGTTTTGCTTGGTTTTTTCTCTTGTCTCGATATCATCTGAATACAGCCCTAATTCGTTGTACTCATCATCCAGCCGTTTTGCGATAGAAGGCATAACCTCATCTTTAATTTCGGCAGTCGTTTGTGCCTCTTCTGGAGTTTGTTCCGGTGCTTTTTTATTGCTGCGTGAATCAAGATATGCCGTTCCCCGGTTAATAGCACCACCAAGGATTAAGCCAGTCATTACGTTTTCAGTTGAAAACTCATACTCTTTAGCTTGTTTTTTATATCCTTTTGATTCAAGCATATTTTCATTAATTGCATGGCCTACTTCAGTGAGTGCTACAGGTGCAGCAACTAAGCCCGTATTTTTCAAAATACCAGCTCCACGGTAGACGGGAACCACCATTCCCACACCATCCACAAATGCATCATTCAAAGATGCTTTTTGTGCTGTACCCTCATCAACACCCGATTCAATCAGCTTGTTATAAACATAATCCTTAGTTGACTTGCCAACCACATAGGCACCACCAGCTGTACTACCACCAATTACCCCTCGTGTTCCATAATCACCTACGCTATTAAGAATTTGAGCACCCATGCCGTCGCCCTCATTAGGACTATTGTCCTTAACGAATTGCATAGTGTCTTTCTTACTTTTCTTGTATTCACGCTCAGTAAACTGTTCATAAGAACCAGTCTTTATAACCCCATCTTTTTGCACAGCAGCCTGATAAAGCTGTAGCTGTAATGGATCATCCTCAGCAGCCTTACGGTTCTCTTCTTCCGATCCAATTAAAGATACAGCAACTTTACCGAGACCAGATTTAACACCTCTTTGAATTGCAGTGGATGAACCAGTAAAAAAGCCTGGTGCATCTTTTAATTTTTTTGGATCCGTTACCGCACCTGAGCGTGCGCTCGGCTTCATGGTTTGACTTAAGTCATAAGCATCTAAATCACTATCATCGTCATCCAATGCATTATAGGCTAATCCCATGGCTTATCTCCGCTTGTTAGTGACGATGATCATTTGAGTTTTACCCTTAACATTCCATTGCTTACCATCTGCATCGAGCAAATCGTAAATTACATTTCGATCGTAAGTAGATCCCTGTCTTGCCTGTAGTCGATAATTGTCTTTTACAAAATCAGGGGATAAATTATGTTTTTTGGCAATTTGCTCAAATCCTGAGTTAATAGCAACTTCAAAACCACTATCACTCATCAAATATGGTTTTTGAACTCGCCAATCTGTGACAGTTCCATTGGCTGTTTTAAATTTTCCACTTCCAATCCATGAAGTATTATGTTGCTGATAGAGCCCACCAGTTGTGGCATCTAAAGCTTTATTAAAAGAGTCCACATTATGTCCATCATCTTTGCTTTTTGGATGATGCCCAACTTCTGATTCAAAATAAGCGTACGCTGATTTAAATGCTGACCAGTTAGCAGAATAATCACCATCACCAGCGAGGTTACTGATTCGTCCTCGGTAAGCTTCTTCCAAGTCAGAAGGTGTAATTTGATTTCCCGCCTTAATTAGGCTCGCACCTGACAAAATAATATGGCCTGTGTTTTTACCATGGTAGACAGCATTATTTGCCACAGCTACAGCAGCAATGTTGTATATGCCATCACCACCACCAATAGTTTTGATAATCTCTTTTGTCGCACTCAATGAGAGTCTATTTTTTTGAGAACCTTTCATAATTGAGGCTAAAACATCTAACTTTTGCTTAGGGTTAGCCTTTTCAAAAGATTCCTGAATATCACCTTTATTCAATGCTGGAATTGGATCAAGGCTGATATTTGGCTCATGTTTTTTTGCTTGGTTAAGAGCATGTAGATTGTTTACAATCAGACCCATTGTTCCATCTGGATCAGTTAAAAGCTGCTGTCCAGTAAAACCACTTACCTCAATCCCAAGCTTTCCAGCAGCAGAAACATTATCGGATTTCGCATCCGAAACGTCTTGAGTGTAGATACTGCGGTATAAGTCCAAAAGTTTTTTACGGTCAGATGCATTCTCTGAAGGTGTATTTTTAAAATCCCGCTCTAACCGATCAAGTCGTACTTTCTTATCATTTGTATTCAAGTTTTGAAACTCTTGAATACCGACATAATTTGATTGCAAAAAAAGATAATCTTTATGTGCTTCAGTCCCTTCTGTTGCCTTACCTAGATTGGTCATATACTCAAGGTCAATTTTCCCACCAGAAAGCACATTGCTTTGTAAATCATTTACTAGTTTTACAGCATCAGACTCTTTTTTATTTTGTGCCTTCTGCTCTTGCCTTTGGATCTGCAATAAACCACTTTTCGCAGAATGCATAGCACTGTTTCTAGTCGAACTAGGCAGGCTGCTATAGTTCTTTTCATCCTGTAACTCAGTATAAATATCCTGATAATCTTTAGATGTCTGTGCACTAGATAAACGATAACCAAGATTTGTGCTTTGTTGCTGCTGTTTATAGTTAGATCTATACTCAAGTACCTCTGCTGGACTTAAATATTCAGATGCTGCATTAAATGCATTTTCAACCAAGGGAAGTGCAGCAGCTTGATCTCCCATTTTGGAGGCATTTTCAAGCGTCAATTTAAGATTGGTTTTTGCTAGGTCCCCAGCTACATTGCGCCCAGTCTGATAGAAAGTTCCAACCTGCCCAGTACCATACTTAACAAGATTTTCTTTGTATCCCTGACTAACACTCTGAGGAAGCTGTGAAACCACCTCATCCATCTTTAAGCCATACTCTTTCGAGAATGCTAGGTCGGCATCAACATCTGACATTTGATTACTGGCTACCTTTTGACGGTAATCAGCAGCCATATTTTCAGAGTCCAAACCAAATTGACTAACAATGGTTGAAGCAGTTAAGTCATCTTTTTTCCTTTGCTCCTCCTCTTGTTTTCTTGCAATTTGTCCAGCAGCTTGAGATGCATTCTGGAGTGCGCCACCAAGCTGATCTAAGTTGTTTTGAGGTACAGCAATACGTTGAACTTCAGGCATCGCATTACCAAAATTACCCATAGGGATTCTAGCCATTATTTCCACCCTTTTGTTTCATTGGCGATTTGCGCATCTAGAAGTGCAGATTGTTTCTTGGCAGTAACAGCCTTAGAGTATCCACCAGCACCCGCAGAAACAGTATTTAAAACACCTGTGGCCGCTGCCGTATTCGCATTGTTTTTAAATTGGCTGGCTTGTGCTTTCAATCGCTGTGAGGAGTTATAGCCTGTAATTTCAGCCATATTCGCATCATAATTTGCAGCCTGTTCAATTTCATCGTTAATGACTAGTGCTGTGCCTTCGTTCACATCTAGTCCATTCTGAGCCAAAGCAGCACGTGCAGCGGATTGAGTTTTTTCTTTCTCCTTACGAATTCGGTCTGCTTCTAAACGTCCACGCGCTTTTTCAGCACTCGCATCTGCTTCAGCTTGTTCACCTGCAGCTTTGTTATTTTGATAGCTCGAATAACCTGTAATTGCAGCACTTGCGACTGCTGCCGCAGCAGCGACATAAGCAACACTCATGCGATAAACTCCTTATGTGAGTAGCCGATACTCTCAAGAAATTCGTCAATTTCTTCCTCTGGAATTGTTATATCTTTTTCCAACTGGTCTACGTCTGTCTCATTAGTCGGATGAATCGTGAGCCACGAACTATCTTCATGAAAATAGCCAATACGTTTAGTCCCTGCCTTTGAAAGCATAATTTGACCTGCGTAGACATCCTTAATCCCATCTTCTGTGATTAAGGAAACCGCACCTTTAAGCAAAATATTAAAATGCTCGGTACTATGCATCTTACTAACCACTAAAGTACCTGCTTTGGCATCCATTTGTCGCATGTAAATATCTGGTCCAAAGTGATGAATTACTGGTGGCTTTACTTCATCAATATGGTTTTCACTAATACCTTTTAGCATCACATTTTGGATGCTTTTTACAACCTCAATGTAAGTTCGATGTTCACGGTTTTCCAAAATCCGCTTTAAGATATTTTCTTCTGCTGGAATAACGTCATTCATGCTTATAGCTCCATATCCAAAACAGTGCCGTATTGCGTAAACCCGAAGTGCTCATAGAGTCGAATACAAGCACGAGATTCAACACCAGTCGTAGTACCGCACTGGATTCGATTCACACCCATAGCAGCGGCCCAACCAATGAAAGTTTGAATAAGTACATAAGCTGCACGTGTCTTGCGAAATTCAGGTTTCACATACATCACATCATCAAAGGCAATTTTCGTGTTATTGAACCAGTCACCACCGATACGCCCTGCAAAACCGCCCATGATTTCGTGATCTTGCTCAACGATTAAAATCACACCGCCGCCATTAATTAAATGAGTGAAATGCTCTGCTGCCTTATCAGTCATGTATGGACGATTATGATAGTTGGGCGCTTCTTTAATAAATTCTTGCCCCAATGCAACCAAAGCAGGCACATCGGGGAGCTTAGCTGTACGCACTCGCATGGTTATTTCTCGTTAATTGATAACTGCATAGTGATAGCTTGCAAGTGAAACGGCAGCGGTTTGTTGTGTGTTATTACTAAAGGGATTCTATGCAAATCCTCCCATGATCCACCTTCTTCCAAGTGATAACCTGTATGCGGCTTTCGTGGTGCAAGTGGGTTATCGTCATAGGTGAATATTTCAACCATTTCACCGTTTAGCTCTGGTGCAATGGTGTTGTTAAAAAAGAATGCTGTACGATCGACCTTAGCTTTATGCAACATGCTAGACAGTGGTGCTTGATTCAATTCGGGTGGGAATAGCTCAACAGTACAATGAATCGGCTGACCGACTTTGATGCCTTCACCGTTTAGCTCATCACCCACAACTAAGTGTTCCCCATCTTCTTCAAAATTGGCCTGATAAATAAAATCATCCCCTTGGTGATAGGCCACAACCTCATCAAGTAGATTAGGCTTTACTACTTGCCCACTACTCACGACCAATGTGCGTTCTGAGTCCACATAAGCACTAAAAGACACTTCCTCAAGACACGTGGTACCCGATCGCTTCACCAACATAAAAGTACGGTCTGAACCAAGCTGTGTAGGGATAGAACACATGCTAATCACTTCACCGCTAAAGTCGTGCTGTGCCCATGCCAAAACCTCTTGATCACGGTTAAAAGTAATTGTGGCCACTTTGCCATCGCCTAATACAAGCCACACTAAACTTTCAGGTTCTTGCATGTAGGAGATTTCATTTACCCCGCCGTGTTGCTCTCCAATATGGGAAGAAAGAGAGCTGACCTCAGGTGAAACCAAACCGTCTACTTCATAGCGATAAGTTAAAGCCCGGACACGTTCACCACCACGCTGCACAAACAGTAATTCATTGCCCACACGTTCGGGTCGGGTTACTGGATATGCACCGTATGCGCTGTGTTCATTGATGTTTACTGTGGTAGGAGTTAATGCGCCGTCTGAGTCGATCATGTACTCACCGCCTGAGGTTAAACACACTACCCCGCGCTGAGCTTCTAAAAATAAAATACTGTTTGATAGGCCTGAAGCGGAAACAATACTGAATGCGTCTCCATCTTCTGTAGTCTCTAGAAAATTACCATTACCGCCGACAGCACTAAACCACACCTTGTTCGGGGCTTTTTTTGTATTCGATAGGACTAAGCGCTGTTTAAAGAATGTGCAACATCTTGGATAGCCATTCGTAGCGTTAAATGCTGGCGGCAAAATTGCCCAAGAACGTTCAATTGCTGTGATGTCAGCATCTAATTTTTTAAGGATTTCTCCGTTTACATGATCAGCATTAATGAACTGAGTGATCTTAATAATCCCTCCATTCACTTCAATCAAATTACCAATATCAGCAGCCGTGAATGTTGCACCTGCACTAACGGTAACCTGTGCCCAATCTAGTTCACTTTCATTCGGTTGCTTGTCTGTATTGTCACGTAATGCCTGATAGTAATTACCAGCATAAACAACTACATCTGCTGCTAAATAAGCCTGTGTGCTCACCCAGTTGTTATATGAGCTCAGCGTGAAAGATACCAGTGCACCAATATCTATACCTGAGGGCTTTCCTTTTCGAAATGGAAACCGTGCATTTTCTGAGTCGGTCGGCAAATGAGTGTAAACAAATTGATTCAACTGCCAGTTATCAAAGGCTGTATCACATAAAAGGCGGTGAACTGGCACTTCACTATGTGTGAGATACATTTCATACCGATACTGCACAAACTGGATGTCATGTATCTGAGTCTCTGTGTATGGAGAAACAATACTTTCAAGCACTTCAAGTGTTTTAGGATTAACAATCTCGACCAAATTCGGCTTAAAAACAATTAGAAATGCATTGTCTGAATTAACCACAAACGGAATGAGTCGTACTGCATTTAACTGTTCCGATAAAAACAGTGTGCCTGGTCTTTTACGCACCCCACCTTCGACAAGCGGAATCACATTTTTAAGCGTTTTCGCACCATTGCCATACTGTTGAATGTCTGTGCGTGTATACAGCGTCGGTGAAAGCTCCCCAGCACTGAAGTTATTTTTAGTGATGACCTGCTTCATTAGTAGCGTACCCCTATCAAACTAGGGGTGTAATCTGCGGCAAAGTCTTGTGCTGGACGTTCTTGACCATTGATAGCACGTGCTTGTTTGAGCATGTTCTGTAGCTTCTGCCATGCGCTATCTGCTTCGGCATTGCTTCCTGTGATCGGCTTTGCAAGCTTGCTCACCAAATACAGCGCCATGCACTCCGAAAATAAAGAATCCCAAAGCTCTTCATTATCTTCATCACGGACATAGACCAAATTAATTAGATTTGTGTTGGCAAGAATGTGGCGACCTTCCATTTCGTATTCATGCTGGCCTGAATCGTATAGACGTAAAAAATCTTTAGGCAGTGGGAATGCATTGCTGTAGCCAAAAGCCGGATGTGTGCTCACTGGTGCAAGCTGTGCACGTTTCTTGGCGAATGACCAAGGATGCATACGCAATAAACCACGGCGTGTAGAGTCATAAATCGAAGCACAACGCCGTGCGTTTTCGGTATTGTCCTCAAATGATTGGATTGCTTTAGCACCAATCATGCTCAGCGCTTCATTGCAGATGGATATTGATGTTGTTGTCATAGAAAAAGCCCTCAAGTTTTAATGATCTTGAGGGCTTTTTAGAGTGGGTTTGTTGGGTATAAAAAAAGACCTCACGCCCTGCTCGTAAGGCGTGAGGCCAAAGCTACGACTTATGCAGTAAAGTCAATTGCGACTACTTTTAATTCGTTTGCACGGCCTGCACCGAATGAATGGACGCCACCAACTTGTTTGATGTTTTTCTTGTCTGGACGAGTCGAAATATCAAACCCAGTAATTGGAGCATCACCAAAATGGACAGCTGATCCACAATAAGCCACTGTACGCAATTCACCTGCAGTAGCACCTTGTTTTAACTTTTCGTATGGAATCCAGTTGAAGCCCATCCATTTTCCACCTACACCACCTTCTTGAAGCATTTTACCCGCCATGTAGTCGGCCGAAGTTAAAGTGGTATCACCCAAAATATCTTCCAACATTGTTGATGTGTAGAGGATGTAAAGTGTCTCGCCGTTATGCTCATCAACTTCATTCTTACGAAAAAGCGATTTAGCTTTGGCAAGTTTTTCTTTCAATGTGCCGAACGCTGAAAGAATGATTTGACCTACTGGTAAATTAACTGTTGCAACAGATTTCACACCCGCATCATTGACCGTAGTGCGTGTTACACCACCAACCAAGGCTTGATAAATAATGTCATCAGTTTTACGGTTACGCGCACTGATTAAGTTCTTCATGTATTTATCATTTGGTGTTGCTTTAAGCTTAGGTAAATCACGATTTTCAATTGGAATGAAGCAGTCAAAATCAGACATTAAGGCAGTACGAACACCAGTATCTGGAATTTGCCAATTAGTGTCACCGAAACGCTCACCAGAAGGCTGCATTTCAACTTGCCCCATATCATTAATGGTGAATGATTCACCCTCAATCGCTCCGCGATTTACCGAAGTCTTAAGCAAGCGTGATTCGTTTTGCATTGCAGCAACTTCATAAGTGTTATGAAACTGCTGTACAAACGCTGCTGTAATTTTATTTTGGTTCACTGTAGCCATTGGCTATACCCCTTATGTGTTTGCCTTTGCAAAGTGTTTTTCAACTTGGGCATATACGCGCTTGTGGTCAGGATGACGTTCATTCATGTATGCCTCTGATGCAATCAATGATTGAACATCTAATGCACCGCTTTGTTGGGTGTTAGCAGGGGGTGTATCTTCCTGAAGCTGTGAGCCGAAATAAGCCGCCATTTTCAAGACAAGTGGATTGTTACCAAATTCAGGGCTATTCACTTCTTCCGCTGTCAAAATGCCATTCTGAATTGCATTGTTTGCCGCTGCTCGTGCGAATCCAAAATTAGCATCTGTTTCCCCACCCCACGTTTCTTTCATTGCTGTAATACACGCTTCATTGTCTAGTGCTGCATTACCTTCCATAAGGCTTGGAATAAGTTGGT